AAAGAAAACATGTCTCCAGATAATTTTAACAAAGAGAGAATGAAATTAAATGCAAAAGCTAAACAGGTTAGAGAAAATATTGTTTCTAAAAAAGGAAATATAGCTAAAAATTATACTGGATATTACCGAGTAAATGAATCAGGTACAAACTTAGACCCCAAAGGTTTTAATGCAAAAAAATCTTTTGCAGGAATAGGAGGAGAAGATATAAAATTTAATGACATGAATAAAGATCAACTTATAAAATTTAAAGAAGAAAAATTAAACTATGATAAAAAAATAAAAACTCTTAGAAATTTTGGAGATTCTATAAAATCAAAAGGTTTAAATTTATTTTCTAAATTAGAAAAAGGTTCACCCAGTAGAAAAATATTTGAAACATTAGTGCCAGGAAAATTGGACGCTGTTGTTTTAACTCCTTATGATTTTATTACATCAATGGCTGCTGGATATAATTTACCGGAATCCGTAGTTATTGCTGCATCTAATTTATTACCAAAAGCTGCACAAAAAATGTTACCAACAACTTTAGCAGTATATGAAAACCAAAAAGGATTTGACGGAACTAATCCAATTCTTGAAATGATTGATGGGGAAGAAACAAAAATAGGTAAAAAAATAAGAACTTCTATAGAAGACGCATTTAATAAAGTTAAAGATAAATTTGAAGATAATGAAATTGGAAATGCAGATAATAAAAATTCCATAGACATCCCAGAAATAGACGGCCAATTTATGGCAGCCGAAGGTGGCCGTGTTAATTTTGGTGAGGGTTCCCCGGACCCTGATTTTATAAACATGGCTATAGCTGCAGATCAAAACGATAACATACCTATTGAAGATAAAACATTTTTAGGTATGTCTATAGCAGACAACCCACTTAAAAACTTTAATGAAATGATAGACCCAAGAGCCTACCCATACTATGGACAAAAAATTGTTGAGGGTGCAAGTAGAATACCAGAGTATGCAGTTAGAACTGTGCCTGCATTAGCTTCGTTAGGAAGTGAGACTGTTGCTAATTTAGTTGCTGATAGATATCCAGAAGGAAAAGTTGAAAGATTTATAGATAGAATATCGCCAAAAATTACAAACAAAGCACAAGAAGCCATTGGTTTAACAAAATTAATTGAAGATACAGAAAAAAATAGAACTGGAGCACAGAAACAATATGGAGAAGGACTTGAGTTTCTTGCAGAAGTTCCAGGACCAGCAACACCAATAGGTTTTTTACTTAAAACACCTAAATTTATAAGACAAATTAGAGGACTTGCAGGATCTAGTAAGGGTGCAAAAGAACTTGAAACAAAGATTAAAGATAAACTTGACACAGTTGACCAAGGTCGAAGAGACACTCTTTTAGCTATGGGAGTAACTGGAGCAATGGGGTTAGTAAAAGCTTTAGGTTTAGATAAACTTATACCAGTAGCCAGTAAAGCTGCACAAAAAACTGCACCCATAGTAACTTCAGGCGGCACACCAAAATACTTCTTTGACTTTGTAAGTTTAATTAAAAAATCAGGTGATGACATTACAGAAACAGCTTCAACAGTTGAAAGACAAAAAGTTTATGACTACAAAGGATATACATTGTATGAAGATGTTGGCGGAGAAATACGTATTAATAAACAAACCGAGGGTATGGGATCTGGTTATGATGAAGCTGGTGAGCGTCAAGTATTTGACACAATAACAGGACAAGAAGAAATAATGTACAAACCTGGTGAAGAAATTGCAGGCAAAGACGGAAAAGCAGTTAAAACATTAGATGAATATGAAGAGACTACAGCTAGACCAGATAGTTATGGTGATATGGGAGGTGAATCTGGGTTAGATTCTCTAGATGAAATTTTAGATTTATTATCAAAAGATGGTAAAACATATTCTAAAACACAACTTCAAGAAATGGGTATAATTCCAGAAAATTTAGTTAAACCTAAAAAAGCAGGAGGCGGTATTATGAAGTTAGCTGGAGATGATTCAGGACCTCCACCAACGTCAGGACCTGATTCTGAGGGCTTGGCTTTAATATTAAAACGTGGTAGAAAATACTAGGAGTATAAATGGCAGAGATAGATAAATCACTCCCCAACAGCATTAGAACGTCCGTTGAGATAGATGGGCCGGAAGTTGACGTTGAGGAAACACAAGAA